AGATCAAGGTGACGCCGACACTGCTCAGCAACGCCAAGGGGTTCTACGTCACCATTGACACCACTACGTTTTTGATCCACACGGATGTCGACCCTGGGGCTGGAACTGCCACGTTTGATTGGGATGCCCGCTGTCTGGGAGACTGACATGTACACGCGAGGCGTTTCACACACCGTCGAGATTCCGCTGTTTGACGGCTCGGGCGATCCGATCACCACGGGCACGCCGACGATCGAAATTTCCAAGGACTCGGCCGCCTACGCGGCAGTCACGAACGCGGCTGCGCACGTGGACGAGGAACTGTGGACGCTGGTGTTGACGGCGACCGAAGCCGCCTGCGACCGATACCGGGTCCGCGTCACCCACGCGGACATGCCTCTGCCGTTGATCCTGACTGACGAATATCCGACGGTCAACGCCAATGTCGTCCAAGTCGGCGGGGAGGAGGTGGAGTTGTACACAGACTCCAGTCTTGGCACCGGCGCGCGGACGGTGACCGTGACCGTCGATGACGGAACCGACCCGCTGGAGTCGGCGCGGGTCCGCCTCACGAAAGGCGCGGAGAGCTACGTCGGCTGGACCGACGCCGACGGCGAAATCACGTTCGGGCTGAACGACGGCACGTGGGCTGTGGCGATCACGTCCGACGACCGTCTACATGCGTTCACGCCAACGACGCTGGTGGTGGACGGCGACGAGACCCCAACCTACTCGATGACCGCGGTGAGCGTCCCGGCCAGCGACCCTGGATTCATCTCAGGGTACGTGTACGTCTACGACGAGGAGAACGTCGTCGAGTCGGGCGTGGTCGTGCAGATGATGGTCTACAGCCTGCCGTCTTCGGGGACGGCGGTGGTGGCCGACGCGGCGGTGCGCACCGAGACCAGCGACGCGAACGGGCTGGTGACGTTCACCAACCTACTGCCCGGGGCCACGTACCAGTGGCGCAGGGGGGACGACAGCGACTGGACCAAGTTCACCATCAGCGCGAGCGCCGTCTCCCCACTGGCCTTGCCCGACCTGATAGGGGTAGACGACTAACGATGGTGGTCATAGAGAACATCGGAAGACTCCGTGACAAACTAAACAAGCTCAAGGACAAGTACCGTGCCGAGGGTACCCCGAGCGTGGTGGTGGGGTACACGGCGAACTACGCTGTATACGTACACGAGATACAGGCCAGGCATGCTCCCGGCAAGCAGTGGAAGTTCCTGGAGCAGCCAGCCAGGGAGCTACAGCCGCAGCTGGGGCAGATGCTGGCGCAGTCTATGGCAAGCGGGGTGAAGCCATTACAATCGCTGTACCTAATCGGGCTGGGACTGCAGCGGGCCAGTCAGGATCTCGTCCCGATAGATACTGGCAACCTAAGGGGCAGCGCTTTCACGGCCAAGGAGGACGACCTGCAGGCTGTGATGGCGGCCAGCGAGGGCAAGCTGATAGAGAAAATGCAGAAGCAGGGTGAGCAGCGCGAGAAGCAGGTGGCCAAGCGCACTGCTGTACGGGAGGCGAAGGGGGTTAGGCGGGCCAAGAAGGCCGATCTGATCAAGCGCAGAATCATCACGGCGAAGGCCAAGACCAGTCAGGCCAAGATCAAGCAGGCGGCGGCTGCAGCTAAGGCCAAGGCCAAAGTCAAGGCAGCGAAGAAGCGGTGGCGCAAGGTAGTCATCAGACAGCAGAAGGCACGCGAGGTTTACAGGACCAAGAAGAGATGACTTCCCAGCTGGACTACTCACCCGCCGACGTGTTGAGGTGGCTGCTGGTGTCGCTGAGCGCCGGTACCGACCCGGCCGACGACGCTGCCTGGCCAGCCTACGTGAGCAACGAGCCTGACTCGCCCGACAACCTGCTCGTGATGTACGACACGGCTGGCATACCGGCGGGGTTCGTGCAGAGCACCGGCGAGATGATGGAGTATCGAGGGGTGTCCGTCCAGGTGCGAGGCACGAGCCACGCGGTGGCGTGGGCCAAGGTAGACGCTGTCCGCCGACTGCTGGACGAGTCTGTGCACAACGCCATCGTCACGATAGGATCGACACAGTACGCTGTCCACTCCGTGGTGCGCAAGAGTGGCCCCATAGCCCTCGGTCGAGAGCCGAGCACTAGTCGATATCTGTTTACCCTGAACGTAGTCGTCTCGTTGAGACAACTGGAATAGGAGAAGAGAGATGCCTGGAATCGTAGAACCCCTGCATGACGGTTTCCCGACCACGATCACCCTAACGGGTGCGGGGACCACGTTCTGGGAGGACGAGACGCAGCCTCCCGGGATCGACGGCGGCGAGCCGATCGACATCACCAACATGCGCAATGTCACAGTGCGTACCAAGGCCCCGCAGCACCTGTACGACGTCACCCCCGTTCAGATCAACGCCGCGTATGACCCCACGGCCTACGACACGATCATGGCGCAGGTGAACGTCAACCAGTCGATCGTTACCAACATGCCCGACGGGGCTACGATCACGTGGTGGGGATACCTGAAGAGCTTTGTGCCCCAGGCGCACCGCAAGGGCGAGCAGCCCAAGGCAGCGATCACCCTGGTCCCGACCAACCGCAACGGCTCCGGTGTGGAGACGGTGCCTGTGGTCGTGGCCGGCAGCGGGACAGGGGCCTGACCACTGACCCAGTAATAGGAGCGAAGAGATGGACCTACTGAGGTTCGACGACCTGACGCCGATCGAGGAACATGTCTCCATCGGCGGCAAGGACTACGTGCTGCGGGAGGTGGACGGCGAGGCTGCAGTCGTCTACGACGACGCCCTGGCTGCCTGCCGGGTGTACGAGAACGGCAGGCTGATCCGGGTGAACAACCCGGGGCGGCTTGAGCCGCTGCTGGTGTCCCTGACCCTGTTCGACGGAGGAGTCAGGGTGCCGGAGGCCACCGTTCGCAGGTGGCCTGCCCGCGTGCAGCGGGCTCTCTACGAGCGGTCCTGCCAGATCAGCGGGTACGGGGGCGCCCCCAAGACCCTGGCCGAGAGAGTCGCCGACACGGAGAGGCTGCTGGAGGACCTGCGCAGGCAACTGGTAGAGTCCGAGCAGGTGCAGGCCTGTCAAAAAACTCGCCCGGCGGTACGGTGCCTGGCTGATGCTGGCAGACCGATACCGCTGGACCGGGCATCTGGTGGAGCTGATGAGGAGCATGACGCACCGAGAGTTTCTGGCGCGGCTGGAGTCGATACGTGAGCAGGAGGCGACACCTTCCCGTGGTGACTGGTACGCGATGCAGATCGCGGCTGAGGTACGGCGGTCGCGGTTCGACAAGGTGAAGAACCCACCGAGCGTCTCTCTCAAGGACCTGAAGCTGGAGCCGGAGGGCACGGCGCCGGAGCCGGGGCCCGTCACCAGGGAGGAGGCGGCACGCCGCAGCATGGCGAGGTGGGGT